AAACAGTCGGCCTCCTGCTGGTAGCATATCGCGGCCAGCCGGTGGAGGGCAATGTAATCGATGTCTTCTTGGCGCGGCTTGTAACCCAGTTCCGCTCTGCCGATCATATTGCGCTCTGCCACCATGACTATATCCCGTTCTGTCTTTGCTTTCAGTAGATTATCAATGATAGGCTCAGGGTGTGTCCTCATGTACGCCTTGCGTGCCGCTTCGTATTCTCGTAATCTATCCTCGTTCATCCCTTGCCTCCGTTCAAATCTGCTTCCCACCAAATACCGAGTAGGACTAGTCCAACGCAAATCAGCGCGAATATCGCCCAAGCTGGCATCACCGCCTCCCCTCGCGCCATTGGTCAATCGCTTTCATCGCTACCAGAATTACCATTACCCAGATGAATACTGTGGTTAGAAATGTGTTCATGTCAGCCCTCCAATCCCAGCATCTCGATCAGTTTTGCGTTTTGCGCATCCCGCGCCACAGCCAGCGCCACAGCCAGCGCCGCGTCTTCATCTTGATTGGGCATAACTTCATCAACCGGTACATACGTATCATCGGTCATTAAATTTTTGTAAGGCGGCTTACTGCCCTTGATTGTGAACGGCGTTCCATGTAGTGCCCGGACATGTGCGCTGTTGCCATCGATATTGATGACTTCAACATCCACTGCTTTTATCCCTGTCATAATTCGTTTGATATTCATCCCTTACCGCCTAATATTCTCGACTTCGCAAGAGCAATCAGTGCACGGTAGTCCTGTGCGTGCCGATTGTTGCCATGCTTTTCCAAGACTGCCGCAAGAAACTCATCAACTGTACCGGAAAAGCAACCGCACACCACGTCCAACCCATTGTCCGTGCGATAGATGGTGGTCATTCCGTCTCGACTGCCAATTGGCCCGGCAACAAAATAATCAGACGCTTGGGTAATGTGGCCGTGTCCGGACACTACGGCATGGTAGGACACTCTGGCTTGGTCGCATACTACGGCATGTTCAGACACTATGGCCTGACCGGACACTGTGGCCTGTCCAGACACTCTGGCATGGTCGCACACTGTGGCCTGACCGTATACCATGGCTTGGTTGCATACTACGGCATGTTCGGACACTATGGCATGTTCGGACACTCTGGCATAACCGCACACTATGGCCTGACCGGACACTCTGGCATGGTAGGACACTCTGGCATGGTCGCACACTGTGGCCTGTTCGGACACTCTGGCTTGGTCGCATACTACGGCCTGACCGGACACTATGGCATGTTCGGACACTCTGGCTTGGTCGCATACTACGGCATGTTCAGACACTATGGCCTTGTCACGCACTCTGGCCTGACCGTATACCATGGCCTCGCCAGACACTATGGCCTCGCCAGACACTATGGCCTCGCCAGACACTATGGCATCATCGCACACTATGGCCTGTTCGCACACTCTGGCCTGGTCGCACACTCTGGCCTGGTTGAATATCCAACAATTGCCGTCTTGGGATAGATTATGTTCACTCTTGACATACCCACCCATATCACCAGCCTTTATGTCAATGCTGGGTATGTCAACCAACGCCCTGATTTGGTGCATCCCACCTGCTTCATTGTAGATCAGTTCATATTTCATAATACGTCCTCCTTTGTTGGATAGATATATCTTACATCAATTCTTCTTGACTGTCAACAGGCAGTTTTTGTATTGTAAACAACTCGTTCTTGACATGTCAACTATATGTCGTTACAATATTGATATGCCAACATCCATATATACCCGGAGACGGGACAAAAACAACAGGAACGAAAAACAATGGCGCATGGTTGTCGATCTGCGAGCGTGCGGATTGACATATGCTCAGATAGCCACGCTGACGGGGGTATCCAGGCAGAGAGCACATCATATTATCGCTAAGGCTCTGCAATACGCCACTGCTAACGATGATGATTTAGCGCGGTACATCAAACAAAAAATGGCCGCTCTGCTGGAGGGGGAATGATCGAGCTGTATCAGGGCGACTGCCTTGACGTGATGCGCGGCTTCGAACCGGCGTGCATGGACTTGACCGTTACCAGTCCGCCGTATGACAACCTACGCACGTACAAAGGCTATACGTTTGACTTCGAGGGTATCGCGCGTGAGCTATACCGAGTCACAAAACCAGGCGGCGTGGTGGTCTGGGTTGTTGGCGATGAAACAATTAAAGGATCTGAAACTGGCACAAGTTTTCGGCAGGCGTTGTTCTTCAAAGAGATTGGATTCAATCTGCATGACACGATGATTTATCAAAAGCCAGGTATGCGTTATCCAGATGCGGCACGTTACAACGCCGTATTTGAATATATGTTCGTTTTTAGCGTTGGACCCCCTAAAACATACAACCCAATTCAGGACCGGCGCAATACCTATGTCGGAGTAAAAATAGCCAGAGCTCATCAAGTCAGATCAACCGATGGCGTGGTCGGACCCAATTCGGCATACCGAAACGATCCGGGTAGAACGGTACGAGAAATTGGAATTCGCAACAATGTGTGGATAATACCATCCGGCAGCGAAAACGCAAAGGGAAAAGAACACCCCGCCACATTCCCCGAAGCACTAGCCCGCGATCACATTCTGTCATGGTCAAATCCTGGCGACATGGTATTCGATCCGATGATGGGTAGCGGTACGACAGGGAAGATGGCGGTCAATTACGGTCGCAATTTTACCGGATGCGAGATCGCCGCTGAATATTACGCGATCGCAGAGCGCCGCATTCGCGCCGCGCAGCAACAGCCAGGTTTGCTAGAAAGGACATGAGATGAATACGTTTTGCCCGAACTGCGAAAAGGAAACAGACAGCACCCTCGTCTGTGAGGTGTACTTGTGTAACGAGTGCAATGAGGACAACGGAAATTATGAGAAGCCCGCCTATGCACTACTGAAACCGTTACGCGAAGAGTTAAAGCATCTGCGATTCAAAACATCAGCGCAGGATCGTTTCATTTTTTGGATATGGAATGTCTACGCCAGAAATGTGCAGGACTTGATTTTGGACATCATGGGCGCAACAACTTACGATACCGAGGGCGAAGCAAGGGAGGGAAAATATTCTCTTCCAAAACATTGTTTTGATTTGATAAAAAGGATTGATGAATACACAGAAAAAATTTACGACGGTACTTATTTAGACAACAAAACAAGTATGGTTGTAAACGAACCTTCAAACCCTGATGTTTCAGTGACACAGGATGTTTTAATGGATATTAAAACCTCGTCAGATAATAACAAACCAGAAAGGACATGAGATGACATCGGAAGAAATTGCACGAATGCGAGAATACGGCAAGGACTATTCCAATCTGACGCAGGCGTACACGAAGAGCGAGATGTTCGCCGCGCTGGACGAAATCGAGCGGTTGAGGGGGGCAGCGCTTGCGGTACTAAAAGAACCGTATGGTTGCCGTTTCTGCGATATCGGGAAATTCGCAATCCAAACAAAGGTCACGACGACGATTGCCCCTACTTGCTGCTAACAAACGCCCTGAAAGGAGGTGAGGAATGACGGCTATTACACACCAACGAGAGGCGAATAGGCTGCGCATTGTCGAAATGGCATTGACTCTATTCGACAAAAAATCTCAAGATGAAAAACGCGTTATGTTTGAGCTATATGTCAACCACATTGCTGTAAATTACACCGTAAATCAGCAGAAAGATTGGATGGGAATTCTTGAAAAAGCCCTGAAAGGAGGCGGAAAATGAGCGAACTGAAACATTGCCCATTCTGTGGAGAGAAACATGGTTGGGAAGACATAACTGATATACGTTTTGGTAAGAACAAATCGATCTGTTGTCATGGCAGAGTATTGTTTACTGCATATAACAAAAATCAGCACAGAATCATTACGGAGTTATGGAACACACGCCCCATCGAGGACAACCTCATCGCCGAGCGTGACGCAGCGCTGGCACGAGCGGGGACCGCATGACCAATATACGCAATCTCATTATCACGCTGAAATGTCGTTTATTGGGTCATGTCTGGAAACCGAAGCACTGTCGGCATGGATATTATTATCAGATTACGTGTGCCCGCCGTGGTGCGCGATACTCGAAGCACGATACGGTAGTATCAGCATGACCGAGCGCGTGACGCTGCCGGTTGGGGTGGAGATATGGAACGGCAAGCATATCACGCCTGCTGGACACGCGGACAAAAAGCACCGCGAGTATACAATCGCGCGGGGCTTTGACGGGATGAGGGTCAGGACGTGCGAGTATTTATCCTCCACTGTTTTGTATAGGACAAATAAAGATACTTGACTTTAGATCATTTATAGCGGCGTTCTTAGAAATATGACTTGGACAAAGCGAGAATAAATGGCCCCAAAATACAGACAGATTCCAACTAAAACACCAGAGAGCTTTGACTTCAACGATATTCCTTCTGACTTTGGAAGAATGTTCTGGTTGATGTTACCGATAGCACTAGACAGTGAGGGTCGAGGAATTGACAACACTCAATGGTTGCGGTCAAAACTATTCCCTATTCGAGAAGATGATGTTACCGAGCAGATATGCTCAACTATGGATTGGCTTGCGACAAAGGGAATGATAGTTCGTTATCAAGCCGAAGGGCGCAAATACTTTTATTCCGTGAACTTCAAGACTTACCAAACCGGAACCGACAAGGAATCACAGAGCTTCTTGCCAGCACCCCCGCCATTAGAAAAACCCACTCCAGACCTACTCCAGACTAACTCTGGAGTAACTCCAGACCTACTCCAGACTAACTCTGGAGTAACTCCAGACCAAGTCCGCGTCAATGCAATTCAATACAATGCAGATGCAGATGCAGATGCAAGCGGAACGCAAAAAAAATTACCGCTCGCCGCTGCTCCTTCTGATCCTGCCGATAGGATTTGGAGACAAATAAAGTCTGGATCATTGACCATCCCCCCATCCTTGCGCGAAACTGTTATACCGATCATTGACGAGGCATTGCGGCGTAATAATCTGGATGAGGACATCACGGCGGCGGAAGGTAAAAAGTATTACGATGCCTATTGCAAGACCCGCAGCAAGCAGGGCAGCTTCTACAGCCCGCACGGTAAGGGCTGGATAGATTGGTGGGCGCAAGGCAGCATCCCTAAAAGCGGCAACGGAGCAGGCCACACCTACGCGGAGGAGTTCAAATGAACTTGCCCGACACCTTGTTGCAGCACAAGCGGCAGGCAGAGAGGCTATTCTGCGCCTGTGTTCTAGTGATACCGGATAATATCAGGCATGATTGCGGCTGGCTTGATCCGAAATCATTCACGGATGAACGGTATTCTAAATTTTGGAAAGCCGTGATGGGTGGACAGGATCAATATACTGCCGCAATTGACAACCAGATTTACAACGACCTGATTGACGCCGGGTTAGAAATCGTCTCGTCGTTTGCGGC